TAGTGATACATCTCTAGGTTCAGAACATGGGGCGTTGTTAAGAAATCTAAGAGAGAAAAAATCAGACTTAGATGCCATACATGACATAGCAAGAGAACACATTATACCGGGTATGAAAAAAGCAAACCCTGATGCTTTTCCTTTAGATAATCCATCTCAATTTTTAATTGATTCAGCACAAGCGTTACACGATGCTGAGTTATTCGCTTTACATTCAGATAGTTCAATACATGGAAAGCATAGTTTAGGTTTAGTTCATAATAAAATAGAAACTGATAGTATACAAACTCAATTGGGTAAATCACCACATCGTGATATGGCACAAGGTGTAAGAAATAACGGCATAACTTTAGATTTAGAAAGAGAAGATAAAGAAGAATATATTAATGAACTTTTAGAGGAATTAGGAATACCAAATACAAAATATAATCAAAATATGATAGATGGTGTATTACAATCAGGTAAAACACATCTCACCACTATGGGTAATATATTAGCACAAGGAGAGCATGTTCCCGACCATGTTAAAGACCACAAAAGTATGGTTGAACATTATGAAGAACAACTTAACCAATCTACATACGGTGAGGGTAGAAAAAATCTAGCATTAGATAAAACCCATCTTTTGAATCGTATGCCAGCGAGAACACATTTGTTGTTAAGTCAAGCAACAAAAGATGAATTAGAACATTGGGGTTTGGATTACCACCAATTACCTAGAAATATTTACGGTAATGAATCTAAAGGAACTAGTGTGAAAGATTCAGGTATACCAAGTAAAACTAAAAGATTCATGGATAGTCTAGTTAGTTATGATGAGGGGGCATCACCCGATGTTGAAAATATCGGAGATGTAGGTAGAGTAACGAGAAATGAAATAATTCACGGCTCAAATAAAATTAATTCTGTGCGTTCTAATGAGGGTATAAACCCTTATCTATATTATTCTAGTGCTGCACAAAAATTACATAACGGAAAAGTGATGCTTCCTTCAAGCACTAGTATGAATATAGATAGAGATGGAAACGCACAATGGGGAAATAACACACAGCAGAGTTATATGATACCCGCCTCGGAAGAAGGTTTAGTTGCCATGCATGGAGAAAATACTATATCACGAATACAAGATTTAGCAAATCAGCAGGGTTTAGACACTATGTATGTTAGCCCTATTAGTAATTTAGATAGAATTAGTCCTGAAAACCCCATACCCGAATCTACCAATTATGACACCATAGCCACTAGTTTTGATAAGATACCAAGAAGTGATATATTGAAAAACTTACCAAAAGAAATGCCATTACTTGACCCTTATCACAAAGTTTTTGATTATGAGAATGTAGAAGAGTTGAAAGGATTCACAGGAGATTGGGTTGTTGCTGCTATGGAAGTGGGGCAAAGAGTAAAAGTTACTCGTAAGGGTACATTCATAGAAGTCAAGACTAATGATGGAGAAAAAGTAGGGCTATCTGATTCTATGCGCTCTTCAATTAGAAAGTTAGGAAGTAAAAACTTCATAATGGATGGTATTTTTAATGATAAAGGAATCACCATGATGGATTTAATGTATTATGATGATACTGATGTAACAGATATGGATGTAAGAGAAAGAATGAAATTATTAAGAAGTCAGTTTGATAGTCATGAAAATATTTTCATCCCTAGTCCTTCTACTTTAAGAATGACGGATGATGATGGGTTAGAAGAAGCAATAAAATATTTGAGAAGTGAAAATAAAGATTGTAAAATACTTATTAGAGATGCTAAATCAACTTACATGAAAGGAGAAGAAAAACATCCTAAGTGGATTTTACTTACTAAATCTGATGATGATTTCCACATACCCTTTACTATGGAATTAGATGAGAATGTATTTATTATTAATTATGAACATGACATAGTTAAGTTTGATATTGTGGATGAAGAACCTATTAATCCGAGGGCTATAATAGGAGAGTTAAACAATAGTGATTACACGTTAACTTTAACTAAAAGTTTAGAGAAATATTGGCGACCTGCTTTTTATGAAATGATAAAAGAAGAAAAAGATGATACTGAAGATGATGAAGTTATTTCAGACCGTAGAGCAGAAGTTATGGAACAAGAAAGTGCTGGAATATTAAAACCTAAGAAAGACCCCAATCTTTTACTCAAACCAAACATGCTGAAAAATATTATAGAAATTATTGAAAGAAGTATGGATGCTTTAGAAAAAGGGCATTTCCCAATGTCGGGTGGAAAAGGCTTAGGTATTGATGTTGGTAGTGATATAGAAAGTCCTAGAGGCCCAACTAAACTTACCAATGAGGCTTCTTTGCCCGATTGGGATATGAAGGAAAGACCTGAACAAGATTCTGAAAAACCTGAAAAGTACCCTAATAGAGAAAAGAAAGCATTGGAAACAAAAAGAATAGATTGATTTCCGCTTCATTCATATAGTATTGCATTATACATTATGGTGTGTGTTATCCACAGCAAGCCTTTATGGTGATGATACAATCACCTTGCTCAAAGCAGGGAATGATTTGGTAGTGGCAGGGTACGCAAGCGTAGAATTAGTAGATAAACAGGGGGATTTAATAACAAAAAACGCTTTGAAAGACGGATTCAAAAAGTTCATGACCGACCCAAAATACAGAAACGTACAATTAGCACACTCAAATATACAAGTCGGAGAAGTTATTCCAAATTACACAGATAGCGAAGGGAGGGTATGGAAAAGCGAAGTTGATGATGTCGGAATGTTTGTAGTAATACAGTTACGTGATGACATCGAGAAAGCAAAAGAAGTTGCTGCTGAAATCAGAAAAGGAAAACTAAGAGGTTTTAGCATCGGTGGACAGGCATTCAAAAGAGTAAGAAAAAGTGACCCAAAACACGGCGACTACCAAGAAATCAGCAAACTAGAATTACACGAAATAACAATCTGTGAAAAAGGAATAAACCCTGAAGCAACATTTAGAATATTAAAACAAGATAAAACAAAGGAAGTAAAAAAAATGACCCAAGAAAACGAAGATATGACGAAACAATTAGGAGATGTTCTCTCTCGTCTAGAAGGCAGACTTGACGCTATGGAAAAAGGCTCTATGCCCCCAGCACTCAAAGAAGCAATCGCAGATAAGAAAGAATCTTCTGAAAAGAAAGACGACAAAGAAAAGGCATCTGCTGATAAGAAAGATGAAGATAAAGACGATAAAGAAAAGTCTGAGTTTTCTGACGTTATCACATCAGATTACTTAGATTGGATGGAAAACACCCTAAAAAGTGGCGGTGTGGACATTGATGGTGCTAGAGCGCACTTTGATGACCTCAACAAAGCAAACTTGGGTTCAGACCTAAAAGACGATGGTGCAGAAAGATTTGCAGCACAAGTAAAAGGTCGAGTGCAAGAAAACGGCGCACCTTCCACTAACGCTATTTCCCGTACAACAGGAAGTGGTGGAAAGAAAGATGTTAAGAAATCTGATTTCCTAACACCTGATTCAGTAAGTGATGCAGATGTAGAAGCAGCATATGAAGTCTACAAAGCAGCGGCTATGGAACAAGAGTTCCGTGGTTCTCTAGAATCAACTTTTGCAAACCGATTTGCTAACGAAAGGCAACAAGAAATTGCAAAAGCACAAGCACAACAGTTTGATGCTCGCGGCCCACTTGATGAAGTAATGAAGGCTCTAAACTCTCTTAATGCGAGAATTGACGGTATGACTTCAGCAGATGGCACAACAACCATCGCTAAGAGTGCAGACACAACACCACAAATAACTATTCCATCAACTCAGGACATGCACAAAATGTCATGGGATGAGGTTCACGCCCTAGCAGACAGGGCTTTTGATAGGGGAGAGTGAAATAAATGGCAAGAGATTATGTACGAACAATAACTGATATGGAAAGATACTACTATGGTGCAGGTAACTCAATGGGTTACTCATACACAGGTAGTGAATTACTTAAGGCTGATAGCCCTATGCTATCTACTACCGCTGGTACTTACCAAGCAATCTACGGTAGAAAAGTTTGGTCGCAACTGAACCAAGAGTTCAATGCGTTCTCTATACTACCTAAGAAACCGTGGGATAGAAGCGGCTGGCGTGTTATTACTGCAAAGCCTAACGGTGGCGCTTTACACGGCGGGGTTGCAGAAAACGCAACACTACCTGAGACTGTAAAACCTACATTCCAACACATCGGTGCAAAACCTAAGACAATTGCTCACACATTCGATATGTCTGAAACAGCAATTTTCCTAGCAGACCGTGATGATGGTCTTGGAGACATTAGAGCAGTTCTGAAAGAAGAAATGGGTAAACACCACGCTGAAATGGTAAATAAAATGCTATTAGGCGATGTTGACACACCAGCAGCAAACAACTTTGAGTCATTAGACCGTATTACTGCTGCTGACGCAGGTACAACAGGATTGACAGGATTAAAAACATCAAGCAGCGATGCACACGTTAGTGCTGCTGCTGACTTAGACATCTACTCAATTGATAGAAGTGCTAACTCATGGTCGCATGCAGAAATGGATTGTGCTGCTGATACAGCAGATGCAAGCCGCAGAACCTTTAGTTTAGACCACTTAGATACGCTATTCCAGCGTATTTGGGAACGCGGTGGAAACCCTAAGGTTATTCTAACAGGTTACGACACTCTAATGAGATTACAACAACTTCTACAATCACAACAGAGATTCATGGAAGAGAAGAGAGTTACCCCTACCTACAACGGTGTAAAGGGTGTACCCGGAATCGAAGCAGGTTTCATCGTAGCAACATACAACGGTGTACCAATCATACCAACAAAGGATATGCCTGATGATGGTGGAATCAGCCGTCTATACTTCTTAGACACTGATTACATGTACTTCAGTACAGCAATCCCGACTCAATACTTTGAGTCCGGTATTGAAACAGGTGACCCATTCGCAATTAACAGACTAGGACAGGAAGGACTTTACCGAACTATGGGTGAAGTATGGACTACTTTCTTTGGGGCGCAAGGCTCAGTGAGGGATTTAGTCTGAGGTTCGTGGAGAATTGAAGATACAGGAGGAATAAGATATGGCAGATACATTAACAGTAACAGCAGCAGGTGGAAGCATGACAGCAACCTTAGTCGGTGCATGGGAACTTAGAGCAGGTTCTCATGACACCACTGAGTGGTTAGACGGGGCAGCAGATGTAAGTTATCCGGGCGGAGGGCCGGGTACATTCAATGCTTCAAACTCAGACGGTGCAAACGGATATGACGCAGCACCTAAGATGGCAATAATTACACTAGGAACAGTAGCAGATAGCAACACCGTAACATTAAGCGGTGGGGCATCAGCAATTCTAGGTGTATTCCCTGCAAACGGCACAGCAAATAGTGGACAAACTCTAGGTTCAAACCATAGTGGTTTAGTAATCACGCTAGAAACAAGCGGCACAGTAACAGCCGGACAACTACTTGTACTATACAATTAAGGTGGTTTTGAATGCCTATTATAAGATACAATGGGCCTTCATTCTACGGTAGATGTCCTGACCCAAGAATGACTGACTTCACTCGCGGAGAAGAGAAAGAAGTCAGTCAAACTTGGGTTGATGAATGGCGTAGAGTCATCGGAGAGCCTAAGTTCACTTTAATCGGTGATGAAGGTGTAACCGTAGACGCTGGTTTAGACGGCATCCCTGATGCTGGATGGAGAAATAGCGACATAAAAGCATGGTTAACTGAAAGAAATGTAACAATTTCTAGAGGCTATACCACAAAGAGTGGTTTACTTACATTAGTTGAGGAAACTCTAAACCCACCTGCCCCTACCCCTGTTGTAGAAGAGGCAGTTGAAGAAGCGGTTGAAGCACCGATAGAAACAGAAACATTAGAAAACGGAGAGTGAAAATAAAATGGCATTTACAAGTACACAAGACACAAGACCGCATTACATAGGCGACCTTATGATGGTAACAGGAACTTTCACTAATGGCGGAAGCGATACAGGTGGAAACATTGACCTCACTTCTATGCTTGCAACAATAGTGGGGGCTGGCGCAAATGCTGGCTCTACTACTGCTGGCACAGGGGCGGGAGTTGACGGTGTTTTTACATTGATTAACGGTTCAACATTAGTATTACAGACTGTAGCCGGACAAGACGGTACATGGTACGCATTTGGTCGCCGCAGTTAAGGCGGTGAAATAAATGGTTAAAGCAATACAAGTTATTGGCCCATATAGCCCTAAGGAGTTTTCCGGGGCAGGTAATGACGGTGCGTTAAGCACTAGCATGACAACGGACATAGAAGCATTAAGTGGTTATGCTAGTGCAAAAATAGTTTCCGTTGAGCCTATAACAGTATTAGGTAACATATTTTTAGTGGTATATCAGAAAGCATGAATGGGTGGGATAATGAATGAGTTTTGGCTTAAAGCACTTAGATATTGAAGATATAGAAAGACTTCAAAAACAAGGTGTAAGGGCAGAAGAGCATTACCATCCTAACATAGTTACTGATGAAAGAAACCCTTTGAAGGGTGTTATCACCAAACAAAGAGCCAATGCTCAAAAAGCATCTGATGTTCTAAATATCAAATCGGGTACTAGATGTACTCATTGTGGTATGCTTCATTTCATGTGGAGGGAAAATTGTGCTACTTGTAAGAAACCAATGGATTACAATTTAGGGGTGAAAGAATGAGTGATTTTTTTGAAGTCTTGAAAGCAAGAAAGAAAAGGAAAGATTACTTATCTAGAAAATACAAAAAAACTTTTATTCACCATACCGAAACAGGGTACAAAGGCACTACAGGGCAATATGCTAATAGACTAATGAATCAAAAGTTTGCAGAATTAGGTATAAATCCTAAAGATTTAACTAAAGAACAAAAAGAAGATTATCGAAAAAAGTTAGAAAATGACATTCTAAATATGCCTCATAATTTTGGTTTAGAAGTGATTGATAAACCTCCTAAAGAAGAAGCACCACCCAAGTTTGTTTCACATGCTGATGGTTTCAAAGGTAGTATAGGGCAAAGAGCCGCCAAAATGATTCGGGAT